TTCAGATCACAATACGACAGCGATTTATTACGTTTAAGGGGTGATTATCATGAACGACAAGGAAATCTGGAAAAATGTTGTTGGGTATGAGGGCTTGTATCAGGTGTCAAGCCTAGGTCGAGTGAGGAGCTTGGAACACATAGACTCGAACGGGCACACCGTAAAGGAAAGGGTACTCGCCAGCTTTTCAAATAGAAACGGGTACCGCAAGGTCAATTTATATCGGGACAGAAACAGAAAGCAAGTGTCCATTCATCGCTTGGTAGCCGCGGCATTTTTAGACAATCCCGACAACTTGCCCGAAGTCAATCACATAGACGAAGACAAGTCAAACAACGCGGTATCTAATTTGGAGTATTGCACGGTGCTGTATAACAACACATACGGCACTCGCCTTGAACGCGTGGCAAAAGCGCTTGAATGTCCAATCTGTGCAATTACTAGTTCAGGACAGCGGCACTATTTCGACAGTGTGAACGAAGCTGCGAGAGTTCTCGGACTAAAACGCCAAGGTATAACTAACTGTCTTCACAGCAGGCGCAAGCACCACGGCGGCTTTTCATTCGAGTTGGCGGTGTAGGTCATGTCAGGAATGAAGCGAGTCGGTTATGGATATGTAAGCCACACAGAGCAAGCAATCATTGAGAAACTATCGAGAGAAGAAAAGAAAATACAAGCAATTATCTACACGAAGCCGCACTGCCAAAAGTGCCGGCAAACATTATTCAAGCTGTCACGTGTCATGCCAGTGCAAACCATCACAGCAGACGCGGACGACTACGAGCGGTTCCGCAAGCTAGGCTATCGATCAATGCCAGTCGTAAAAATCTACAAGGCAGACGGCACACATGATGAATGGTGCGACTTGCAGGTTGACAAGATCAAACAATACACGGAGGCTGACTAAAATGTACTACTTCCTATTACTGCTCACACTAATATTCGTGCTGGCTAAGCTATTTGGCTTGATTGCATGGAGTTGGCTGCTAGTATTCATGCCGCTAATAGTGATGATTGCTGTGGTGACACTGCTTATCGGATTGGCAATCGTCATCGGATTGCATGAGGAGTGATGGGCATGACTAACACATCGTATACGGGAGATGCCCATGCCAAGTAAGAAGCTTGCCTTTATAAATGGCAGACCGCAATTGGTTGATGCCAACGCTCGTGTTAGATCGGAGGCAGATAGGCAGTACAACCGTGTGCGGAATGAGCAGCATTCGGACTACCTTAGGTTCTATCACAGTAATGAATGGAAGCAACTGCGTGAGCAGATATTGATTAGAGACAACAGTTTATGCCAACGCTGTGGCCTGCAAGCCTCATTAGTTGATCATATTGTTCCAAGCGAAGATGACTGGGAAGACCGCACGAACGCGGATAATCTGCAGGCTTTATGCAGGGACTGCCACTATTGGAAGACGAGACGTGAGACAACCAAGCGTAAGAAGGGACAGCATCGAGCCATGAAGATTACAGTAATCGTTGGCTATCCAGCAAGTGGCAAGTCAACGTACGTCAAGCGACATCAAGGACAGCATGACCTCGTCTTTGATTACGACCATCTCATGACGGCGTTAACAGGCCTGCCATTACATCAGGGCAATATAGACGCCAATGATTATGTGCAACTAATCTATGAGCTGATACTGAGGAAGCTTAAAGCAGAGCAGACCTTTGACAATGTATGGTTAGTCATGACATATCCAGATGAGAAGCTAGACACGTTGCTTGCCAGTCGAGATGTCGAACACATACTCATCGACACTGACCGAGACACATGCATGCAGAGACTGTCTAAGCAAGGTCGAGATGTGAGTCAACTCATCAAAGCGATGAACAAACTTGATGAATTGAAATCACAAAACAAATTTAAAAAATTCAAAGAAATAAAAAATTAAAAAACGAATTTTCGATAATTTATCGGGCGACTTCACGGGCTGGAAACGGCTAGACCCCCCTTCCATTTTTATCGGGGGTTACATTTCTTAGAACGGAAGAACGGTCGGCCTCTTTTTTGCACCCCAAATTGTAACGATTTTTAGGGGGTAGGAGGTCAATAAGACCCATTTTATATAGATATTAGGAGGTGAAGTGGGAAATGGCTGGAAAATACAAAGTGTTGCAAATGTCGAAGGGTGATTTGACCAAAGAACGGCAGGAAGCCAAACTACATGCGGAATTGATGGCCAAAGATGGCATTCCAAAACTTCAGGTGACGCCTCCTAATCATCTTGACCCAGTCGCAAAACAAGAATACAAGCGAATTATCGAATCTTTGGGGACCTTACCACTTAGAAATCTCGATCGCGCCGAGTTGGAAAACTATTGTACATGGTATTCGGTTTACAAAAACACATCGGTCAACATGAAATCGGCTTTAAAGAATGGAGATCAAGATGAGTATTATGCATACGTTGGCATATTGAATAAAGCAACGGCAAATATTAAAAGTCTAGCCAGTGATCTTGGTCTTAATGTCAACAGCCGGATGCAGATGAGCATGCCTAAGACCGAAGCACAGAAAAATGATTCAATCATTGATACTTTTGGCTGACTGTGATGGAGGTGATGTTGGTTGTCAAAATTTAAGGATCCAATGCCTAATTTCATAAAGCGTGTGCTGGACGGTCGTCTTATTACCTCTAAGGCAGTTAGTCTCGCGGTGGAACGGCATCAGGAAGACTTGAAACGAACAGATTGGCGATGGCATTATGATCCAAATCTAGCGGGAAAGGCAGTTAAATTTATGGAAATTCTGCCGGAACCAAAAAGTGGGAAACCACAACCATTAGCACCGTTTCAGAAATTCATTATTGGCAGTATATATGGCTGGGTTGATAAAGATGATTCAAATATAAGGCGATTTACCGATGTGTTCATTTCGATGGCACGAAAAAACGGTAAGTCGCTTTTGATTTCTGGTGTCATTCTTTATGAGTTTCTGTTCGGAAAGAATCCAGCCAACAAACGGCAATTATATACCGCTGCTAATGATCGCAAGCAGGCCGGCATTGTATTCGGAATGGTCAAAGACCGATTACGTGCGCTCATGCGGAAAGACCCTGGTATCAAACGAATGGTTAAGATTACGCGAGATGAACTTGTCAATTTAGACGACGGGTCAACAATTCGTTCATTCTCTCGTGATACAGGACTTGTCGATGGCTATGAACCCCACGTTGCGGTGGTTGACGAATATGCCAACGCTAAAACAACAGATATGATTGAAACCCTTGCCTCAGGGCAGGTGTTACTGCCTAGTTATCTGACGTTCATCATTTCAACGGCTGGATTCGACATGAACGTGCCGATGTTTCAACAAAATTATCCGTATGCCAAAAAGGTGTTGTCCGGTGAAGAAAAGGCAGAACGCTATTTTGCATTTATTGCTGAACAAGACAACGTACAAGAGGTTGATGACCCCAATTCTTGGATCAAATCGAATCCGCTGCTTGACGTTGATACCTTAAACGGCCAAATCAGTGATTATCTGACGACTAAGTTAGCTCAAGCTCGTGCTGATGGCAGTCTAAACGCTAAATTGGTCAAAAACTTCAATATTTGGCGACAGGCTACAGAAGACAGTTATCTAGATTTCGACGCTTGGAAAGCGGCAGAGCTGACCGACAAACCTGATATTCGTGGGCAAAGAGCATGGATTGGCATTGATGTCGGTCGTACAAGCGATCTATTCGCTATTTCTTGGCTAATTCCCCAAGAGGGCTGGTGGTGGCTTGATGGTTATGCATTTGTCGCTTCAAAAGGTGGCATCGATAACAAAATAAAGACGGATCGGATTGACTACTTGGCTGCTGAACAACACGGCGAAGGCGAGATCAGCAGCTTAGAGTCAGGTATCATCGACAACGATCGGGTATATGAATGGCTCGAAGACTTCATTGAACGCAATGACATAGATGTTCAGGGAATCATGTACGACCCTTATCAATTTGGACCAATGCTAACGGCAATTGAGAAGAATCATCCTGAGTGGCCGATGGTACAGGTGCGACAAGGAACGCTGACACTGTCAATGCCAACTAAGCAGTTCCGCGATGATGTTATAGGCGGTCGCATAAAGCATTCAGATAACCGCATTATGCAGGCCGCCGCAATGAACGCGGTTCTAATGTCTGACAACAACGGCGTCCGTATTAACAAGAATAAGTATGCTAACAAAATAGACATGATTGATGCCACGCTTGATGCTTATGCCATCGCTTTTAAGGAAGACTTGGACAACTATTTGGACGACGACCGTGTGTTTAGTGACGACTTTGGCTTTTAGGAGGTGAGAACGTGAATGGAAAACTAGCTAACTTTTTCAGAATTCTTGGCGCAAATATGGCTGGAATTGCCACTGTTTTAGGCTTCATTTTAGCTGGATATGGGGCTTTTTTGATCAATAGGCCTACTGGATTCATGGTTTGCGGCGGCTTGTTGTTTGTTCTCGCCTTTATTCTGTTGCTTCCTGATAACGAAGGGAGGTGAGATGAATGAAGCTATTTCGAGGATTGGCAACCGAAGTGGACCCTCGCTGGGCAGATCATTTGCTTGATTCTGGGGTAATTCCATCATTTCGAGGTGGTTATCTTGGCATTTCTGCCTTACGGAACTCTGACGTGCTTACGGCTGTATCGATTGTTTCGGGTGATGTTAGTCGTTTTCCGCTAGTAATCACGGACAGCTCAACCGATGAGGTTGTTGACCTAGCCAATATTGAATACTTGATGAATACAAAGGTAAACAAGCGGCTGTCGGCTTATCAGTGGAAATTTTCCATGATGGTCAATGCAATTTTGACTGGCAACGCTTATTCGCGTATTGTGCGCGATCCGATAACTAACGAACCAGCTATGTTTGAGTTCTATGCCCCATCACAGACGCAGGTGGACACAAGCGACCCCGATAACATCATCTACCGTTTCACGCCTTACAACTCTAGTATGCAAAAAATATGTGGATTTGAGGACGTCATTCACTGGAAGTTTTTCTCATACGACACAATCATGGGGCGCTCACCGCTGTTGTCGCTTGGTGATGAAATTGGACTGCAGGAGTCAGGCGTTTCAACGTTACAGAAGTTCTTCAAGAGCGGCTTGAAAGGCTCAATTATCAAAGCAAAGGAGAGTCGCCTGTCCGCCGAAGCACGTCAGAAGATTCGTGAAGATTTTGAAAGGGCACAGGCAGGTGCTGATGCTGGATCACCAATTATAGTTGACGCAACGATGGATTATCAGCCGTTGGAAGTTGATACCAACGTTCTTAATCTGATTAACAGCAATAACTATTCAACAGCGCAGATTGCGAAGGCTTTGCGGGTGCCAGCGTATCGATTAGCCCAAAACAGTCCCAATCAGTCAGTTAAACAGCTTGCTGATGACTATATTCGCAATGATCTTCCATTTTACTTTGAACCGATTACAAGTGAGTTTGAACTAAAGCTGCTTGATGACGCGCAACGGCACCAATATTGCATAGGATTCGACACAAAATCAGTAAACGGATTGCCGATTACTGATGTAAATACAGCAGTTAATGGCGGACTGTGGACTGGAAACGAGGGACGTGCGGAGCTTGGAAAGAAACCGTTAAAAGACCCGAACATGGATCGTATTCAGTCGACACTTAACACAGTATTTCTTGATCAAAAGGAAGCATATCAAGCTGAACATGCAGCAGAATTGAAGGGAGGTGATACTAATGCCAAAGGAAATCAGAATGGCAGCGGCACCAATGCAAATTCGTGATGGTGATGATGATCATCCTACGGTCATCGATGGGTATGCATTAAAATTCAATCGGAAGTCTGATCCAATGGGATTCGGTGATTATTCTTTTAGAGAGCAAATTGACCCTCATGCCTTAGATAATGCTGACATGAGTAATGTAGTTGCGCTTTTCAACCATGATCAGAACCAAGTGTTAGGACGAACTGGTATCAATTTGCAGCTATCAGTTGATGACACAGGGCTGAAATACACGCTGACGCCTCCGGACACGCAGCTTGGCCGTGACTTGCTGGAAAACGTTCGTCAGGGAATCATCAGTCAGTCGAGCTTTGCATTTACAATTCCTGATGATACCGATGCTCAAAAATGGACTCGTGATGGGAATGCTGAGGCTCCATACAATCGCTTGATTAGATCAATTGATCATATATATGATGTCTCTCCAGTAACCACGCCAGCATATCCGGATACTGAGGTAAAGGTCGGAGCACGATCGTTGGAACAGATAAAAGCGCTAGATCAGCCGCCAGAATGGGAACTTAAGCGGCGTAAGATGCTTTATCAATTGAATAAAGAGGACTTGCTCAAAGGCATCGAATAATCGGTGCCTATTTTTATACAAAAAATAAGGAGGGTCACTAGATGACTTTAGATGAAAAATTAGCTGCTGTTAAAAAGCAACTTGATGAAAAGCGTTCAGCGTTGCCAGCTATGAAGACAGAACTTCGTTCTTTACTTGAAGGTGAAGATTCCGAGGAAAACCTGAAGAAGGCCGAAGGCGTTCGTGCCAAGTATGATAAAGCTGGCAAAGAGATCAAAGATCTTGAAGAAAAACGTGACTTATACGAGGCTGCGTTGAAAGGCAATGAACAGCCGAGTGGGAAGAAGCCCGATCATACGGAAGAGCATAGCTATCGCGATGCACTGAATGCTTATTTGCATACTCGTGGTCGTAATACTGATGGCGTCAATTTTGAAAAGACAGAAGCTGGTGAATTTGCGATTTTTCGTGGCAGTCCTACCGATGCCAGTGATGCTGTAAATGCAGGTGTTAAGTCAGCAGATGCGGCCGCGACCATTCCGGAAACCATCAGCAACAACCCGCAACGTGAATTGCAGACTGTTGTTGATCTGAAACCTTTCACGAACGTATTCCAAGCCTCCACAAAAAAGGGTACTTACCCAACAGTTGCAAATGCTACAACCAAGATGGCTACTGTTGCCGAGTTGGAAAAGAACCCAGCAATGGCAAAACCGAACTTCAAATCGATCGACTGGTCTGTTGAAACGTATCGTCAGGCTCTTCCAGTGTCACAGGAATCTATTGACGACTCCGCAATTGATTTGGTTGGCCTGATTGCCCAGAACGCACAACAAATTAAGGTCAATACGACCAACGGTGCTGTTGCAACTCTACTGAAAGGCTTCACTGCCAAGACGATCTCTAGCGTTGATGATTTGAAGCATATTAATAACGTTGATCTAGACCCTGCGTATTCTCGTGTAATTATTGCTTCACAGAGTTTCTACAATTTCTTGGACACAGTTAAAGATGGCAATGGCCGCTACTTGCTGCAAGACAGCATCTTGACCCCGTCTGGCAAGAGCGTTCTTGGCATGCCGATTGCTGTTGTGTCTGACGACACGTTGGGGGCAGCAGGCGAAGCACACGCCTTTTTGGGCGACATCAAGCGGGCAATTCTGTTTGCTAACCGCGCAGACTTCATGGTTCGCTGGATTGATGATCAGATTTACGGCCAATATTTACAAGCTGGCATGCGCTTTGGTGTAGCTGTTGCTGATCAAAAAGCTGGCTACTTCCTCACATACACCCCAAAAGTGTAACGCCTGACGGAGTGACTTTGAGCCAGAAAACGCTCACGGGTGGTGTCGGTGCCACAAAAGATATCACGGTGACAGTCACTCCTGATGGCGCTCCTCAAGCAGTTAAAGCTGTGTCGAGCAATGAAAAAGTCGCTACGGTTGTTAAGAAGTCCGATGGTGTCTACACTATTACCAATCTGACAGCGGGCACAGCGACAATCACATTTAGCACTAATGGCATCAGCTCAACGCTTGCTGTTACTGTTAACGCCGGGTAGGTGACTACTATTGGAAGATACTACGCTTGGCAAAAGCCCACTGACTGATGAACAGTTTCAGGTTCTGAAAATGTACTTGAAAGTTGATCAGACAATCGAAGACCCAATGATTATGCAACTGGTGCATGACGCTTGTGGTGAAATCAGTTCGGCTATTAGCTTTGGATCAAATCCGGAACAATTTCTAAGCAATCCAGAAACTCGGGATCGTTTCTTCACAGCGCTCATGAAGCAAGTGAAGGAAGACTATGACTACAGAGGTATGGGTGCTGAAGTCATGCGCTTCCCGTTGCAAACATCAACCACAAATATCGTCAATCAGCTTCGTTCAGAATTGCCGGAAGAGGATGGTGATTCTGATGCGAACTAATCGAATGACTGAAAGAATTGCGTTCGTCAACTATGAGTCAAAAAAGGTTAACGGAGTTCCGGTTGATGGTGTGCTCGTTAAGCATATGACGGTTTGGGCGGAAGTTCCTAAGGTGCCAATCAGAGAAGCAAATGATCCACAGACGAAGTTGGGCACTCGCAAAGACAGCCCGACTTTTTTAGTGCGATTTTTGACCGCAGAGGAAATCCAACCAACTTGGCGAATTCAGTGGCGTGGGAAGGAATATCAAATCACGGGTCTTGATCCTGATTACGAGAGGCGCGATCTGACAACGATTACGGCAAAGGTGGTGAGCTGATGGGCGTAAAAGTCACAGGGGATGCTGAACTGCTTGCTAATCTTAACAAGCTCCAATTTGGAGTTGCAAAAGAAGCTCGAGCGGCTGTCCGAGATGGCGCACAAAAGTTTGCCGACAAGCTAAAAAGCAATACGCCTGAGTGGGACGGCGAGACTGATATGAGCGGACATCTGAGAGATGACATCAAGCTTTCAAGTGTCCGTGAAACGAGTGGCTTAACAGAAGTAGACGTTGGATATGGTAAAGATACTGGCTGGCGTGCTCACTTTCCAAACTCGGGCACTTCAATGCAGGACCCACAACATTTCATTGAAGAAACCCAAGAAGTCATGCGGCCAGTTGTTATCGCTGCCTTCCTAAGCCACTTGAAGGAAGGCGGGATGTAATGGCACCTGAAAAACGTGTTTATGACATCCTGTCAGCCAATTTGGATATTGCTGACAAGGTGTATATAGGCACTCCAGACTTCAATAACCAGACTAGCGCAACTCCCGAGAGTCTATCCCCATGGGTGAGAATCACTTCTTTGCCCGGTGATGCTGCTGACTATGCTGACGATTCTAGGATTCTAGAGTATCCGAAAGTACAAGTAGATTTTTGGGTGGGTAAAACGGACTGGGATCAACAAGAAAAAATAGAAACACAGATATATCAAGCACTACATGCGGCTTGCTGGGAAAGGTATTATCGCAACTCCTACGTTGATGGTGATACCCCAGCCCTTCGCATGACAACAGGATACTTTCAGTTTCAAGGACTGCCGATTGGCTAGCCCTTTTCATTTTCCTAAAGGAGGATTTTAAATATGGCAGATACTGGTGCAACAACTAATAAGAAGTTAGCAAAATTTGGGGCTTCGGCCTTTGAATACGGGGTTGTCGGTGAAGACGACTTTGTACAAAAAACACGAAAGATTCAAGGCTTATCTAGTGTGAAATTGGATATTAAAACAGAGCAAAAGACGCTGTCCGCTGATGATGGCCCGTACTTGATTCTTTCTGGTGGCATCACAGAAGCAACCGAAACAATCGAAATTTACGATGTTGATTCCACTATGAAGTCTGATTTATTTGGCATTAAGGTTGTTAATGGGGTTGAAGTATATCCAAAGAATCTTAGCCCTAATTACGCCGCAACTTTGTTCCGCACGAAGCTTTCAAATGGCAAGTACGTTTGGGTTGGTATGCTCAAGGGAATGTTCTCACTTCCGAACGTTGATACCAAGACTGTTGACGGCACACCAGATCCGAGTGCTGACAGCATCGAAGGCTCGTTTATTCCTCGTGGTGACCAAGACACTGGCAATGTTGTGTTGATTGGTCGTGAAGACAACGATGGATTCAAATTTGATACCTTCCACAGCTATGTATTCCCTAAGAATGAGAAAGACGCGACTATTTCCGCAGTTGGTGTCGGTGTCTAAAAAGTGTAAGTTGATCCGGATAATGACGTGAATAAACAAGTTACTTTCAAAACGTCAGATCCCACAGTTGTCACCGTTTCCAGTGATGGAACTATGGCTTAGCAATGAACTCGTCGCCTTGTAAATGCACAATACGCGAACAGCGGGCGGCTCATACCTAAGGAGATTAAGTATGGCATATCAAATTAAACTAAATATCAAGGGTGAAACTTGCGTGTTCACACGAAATGGAGAGCCAACATTACGTGATACCACGAACGCCTTAAAAGTGCAGCAACAACAGCTGCGCATGCTAAACCGTAAAGATGGCCCTTCAAACGATGATTACGACGAGAACGAGAAAAACTTAGCCAAATTTGCGGTTGATTTCTGGAAAAACCAGTTTACTACCGATGATGTTATTGATGGCTCGTCTGTTTCTTTGAAATCGTTGGATTCAATCAATGATGCCATTGGCGATTCTCTAAGCGATGGTGAAGAGGATAAGAAGGACACAGCAAAAAAATCACCGAAGCGGACGTCAAAGAAGCCATTAGCAACCTTGACGACTTCTACAAAGCAAGACTCTCTGAAGGCTACCGATTAGCTGACGTTGATGCTATGACGCTCCGCGATATTGAAAAACTTAACCAGATTTACGAGGAACGGGAGACCACGATCGACAAAGCCTTTCCGTTCCTTTTCTAGTTCTATGAAAGGAGGTAAAACATGTTAGGAAATCTCGGACAAATTGCGGCTACCGTAAGTTTGAACATTGATCCGTTTCAAGTAAGCCAGCGAGTTTTGAACTCTTCAATTAAAGCAACTGCCGCTGAGTTGCGGGCTCAAGATGCTGCGTTTAAGGGCTCTGAAAAGTCTATCAACAACATGCGATCAACCTATGACACATTGAGCCGCCAGTCAAAGAACTACCAAGCTCAGCTTCAGAAACAGCGAGAACAGTATGATGAAAATTCGAAAGCGGTTGAAAGACTTAATAAAAGTGAGACTGCATCGCAGGAAGAAATTAATCGTGCTACAAAGCTGCAAGCTAATGCCGCCTCACAGTACAATCGAACTGCTGCCGCTGCTGCTCAAAATGAAAATCGAATGGCGGCCTTACGCAAAGAGATTGCGCTGCAAAGTGACGGCTGGACTAAAGTATCAAACGGTGCATCAAAGTTTGCTACAGCCACAGGAAACATTGGGTCTAAGCTCACCGGATTCGGTTCTAAGATGACGGCAGCTGTCACTGCGCCATTAGCTGTTGGTTTTGCAGCAGCAGCTAAGTCAGCCATTGATTTCAACAGTCAGATTGATGCTATTGGCCCGCTGCTGACAAATGGTGCAGCCGTTACTGGAAAGTTCAAAGCACAACTTAACGAAATGGCTGATGCTTCCAAAAAGTGGTCAGTTCAATATGGTATTTCGACTACTCAGATTAACCAAGGATTGGCCGATTTAGTTCGTGCTGGGTATGATGCTAATCAGTCAATGAAAATGATGCCTGCAATCTTGGACGCATCACGCGCTTCTGGCGATGATTTCAACACCACAATGGATGTCGTCACCTCAACGATGACACAGTTCAATGTCAAGGCGGGTAATGTGTCAAAAGTAACCGATGCCATGACTTATGCAGCTAATGCCACCAAGTCTGGATTTGGTGATATGGGCGAGGCCATGCAGTACACTGGACAATCAGCAAATGCGGCTGGTATCTCGCTAAATGAAACGGTGGCAGCGATTGGCTTACTATCGAACGCAGGCCTGAAAGGATCAATGGCAGGTACAGCATTCAATGCAATGCTACAAAAGCTGGCGGGAGCGTCCGAAAAAGCTGATTCGCCAATGTCTGCTCTTGGTGTAAATGTAACAGCATTCAAAAAAGGCACAATCGGTTTGCCAGAAGTTATTGATCAGGTCACACAAAAGACCAAAGGCATGTCCGATGCTCAAAAGGTTGCCGCAGTTAATGCCGCATTTGGCGAGCGCGGTGGCCGTGCAATGCTTGCGTTGATGAACCAAGGCAGCTCTGCACTGGTTGACTTGACTAATAAAACTGCTAGTGCTGCTGGCGCAACTAAAAAAGTGTCTGATGCCATGGGGAATACTGCTGCCGCAAACTTCAACAAACTTAAGAGCTCGATTCAAGTTCTTGGTATCGAAATTGGTCAGAATTTGCTGCCAGCATTGACGCCAATGATTAAAACTGCAACACAGATGGTACAAGCGTTTGGAAAGTTGGACTCGGGCACACAGCAGTCAATCGTTAAGTTTGCACTGTTTGCAGCAGTTATTGGCCCTGTCAGCTCTTCCCTTGGCGGGATGTTCAACATCCTTAAGGGCGGTTATACGATATTTGCCTCCGTAACTGGTGGAATTGGGCGAGCAGCCACGGCTGCAAAACTCGGTGGAACTGCAATGGATGTGCTCAAATCCGGGTTTAGTAAAACAGCGTTTGAAGCGCTGAAGATTGCACCTGCAGCGGCTGCGGCAGCAGATGGTGCTTCTGGAATGGGAGCGGCCATGGGCGGAGCCGCAGCGAGCGGAACAGGTTTGCTAGCGGCATTGGGGCCAATCGTCCCAGTTGCTTTAGGTGTTACAGCAGTCGTCGGTGCCGGTGTAGCCATCTGGGAATTGTGGGGCAAAAAGGCTCTTGAGTCTGCCGACAGAACTTCACGATGGGGTACTGATATTGGTGAGGCTGCTGACAAATCAGCAGGTAAGATGCAAGACGCTTCTGGCAGAATCAGTGGTGCTTTCACTGATACGAACAACACCGTCAAAGAAAATGCCAAGACGATTGCCAAAGGCTTTGATGACATGACTAAAGCTGCCAAGCAAGCAGCTGATGAATCTGATGCTGCGGCTAAGAAGTTGGCCAAGTCGCTGGGCGGATCCGCTGGAGAAGCCCTGTTAAAGGTTGCGGCAAAAGAGAAGACTGCCAATGACAAGCGAATTCAGCAGATGAAGGACAATGCGGCACAGGCGGAGCAGATTACTAAGGCGGCTAATAAGTCTGGCGAAGCACTCACTGTTGATCAGATTCAACTGCTAGATAATCTTCGTCGCAACAGTGCAGCACAAGCAGTCAAAACATTGAAGTTATCTGGTTCAGAACAGACAAATGTTCTTAAAGCCATTAACGGTGAAAAGATCACAATGTCCAAGGCGGCCGCACAACAGCAATATGAAAATATGCAAAACGCTTTGCAGCAGGAATATCAAGCTAACAGCAAGGCTCAGCATGATATTAAGACCAATGCCCTACTAAGCACCTCTGAAAAGAACGCAGCGCTTGCCGGTCTTGAACAGGATCACCAGACACGGATGAAAGGCATTTATGCCGCTGCTATCCAAGCGATGAAGGTTCAAGGCCTTTCTAACCATCAAATTCAAGAACAGTTGCAGACTGATTTTGACCTGACCGCCAATCAAGCTAAGAAGGCCATGAAGAGCTATTCAGATGCCATGAACAAAGGTGTCAAAGATAGTAAACAGTTTGCTGCTGTTGTCAGTAACGAGATGAGTAAGAGTGTTCAAAAGGCCGGCAACGATTGGAATAATTTAGTTCTGGATCCTAAAACTGGCAAAGTGAAGACCAACTTGCCCGAAGTACTGAAAGACACTGCTAACACAGAGGACGGGTGGAAACGTCTTACATTTGACTTAAAGAATGCCAAAATCACCTCGAATGCAAAACAAATGATTGTCGAAGCGATGGCATCTACTGAAAAGTGGAAGTCAATGGACGTTCCTGAAAAGAATGCCATTATTCGTGCTTCTGGTCGTGAAGAACTTGCTGACATCATGACGAAGTTTGTGTCATGGAACAAGTTTGATCTCAAAGACCAGCAGGCAATTGTCAAAGGCGATTACACGGCTCTTGTTAGTGCTCTTATCAAGTCTGGTGATTGGAACAATCTAAAGCTCAAAGAAAAGCAAGCCATCGTTCATGACAAGGCGACAACGCCAATTGTTGACGCTTTGGCAAAGACGGGTGAGTGGGACAAGCTTGACTTGAAAGTGCAGACTGCGCTCGTTAATGCCAAGGGTAAAGAAGAACTTCAAGATGTACTCTTTAACCTCGGCGCATGGAACGGCCTAGATGTTGGTACAAAGTACGCAACACTTCAAACGTGGGGCAAGCAAGATCTGGCTGACATTATTGATCAATTAAAGCTATGGGATCAGATCACACCGAAACAGATGGAGGCTGTTGTTAAGGGGGATTATTCATCATTAGTTGCAGCTATTGATAAGGTTGATGGTTGGAATCGGTTAGACACCAAGCAACTTGAACTAATGGTTAAGGATAAAGCGACACTGCCATTGGTGGAAGCGATGATGAAGGCTGGGACTTGGAATGGCCTAGATGTCGATGAAAAGACAGCGGTAATGCAAACAAAAGGAGCACCAGAACTCGCTGATATGGTTCTCAAATATCATGCATGGGATGTGCTTCCGGACTCGACCAAACGGTTACTCATGAATGATGCAGACGCACGCGCAAAACTAGAACAAGCTGGAGTTGCAATTGATCAATACAATTTGTTTAAGAACCCCAACGAAAAAGGGCTAAAAGCAAATAATACTGATGTGCTTGTAAAAACAGAAGAAGCCAAAGGGGGCATTCAGAAATACAACGAAGTTCTACCTGGCTTAAAGCTTTTTAATGGTAATTCCAGTGGCGTTAAGACAGAGTCTTCTTCTGGGCAATCAAGCATTGTTAAGTATAACGAGGTATTGCCGGGTCTAAAGCTTTTCAATGGTGATTCATCGTCTGTTAATGGTGCGTCTAATTCTGGTCAAAACAGTATCATTTTATTTAATGGAACTAACCCAGTGCTGAAGCCATTTAAAGGCGATTCGTCGAGCGTTAATAGCGAGTCATCAAAAGGGCAAAGCAGTGTTCTGATGTTTAATAGCAAAGATCCATTAATGAGATTATTTAACGGGGATGCAAGTGGAGTATCAGAAGCGTCTAGAATTGGCGTCAATGCAGTTGCTGCATTCGGTGGCGATGCCACCATCACAAAAACATTCGTGATTAATGCAGATGTTGACCCCGCTGTACAACGACTTTTGAACAGTGGCAAGTTTGCACGAGGCACTCAAAACTTTACCGGTGGATTAGCAACTATTAACGACGCATCTGGCACTCGTTATCAAGAGGTCGTCACGCTACCAAATGGAGCAAAATTTGTGGCATATGGGCGAGACGTTACCTTACCACTTCCTCGACATACAAAAATTGAAACTGCCATGCAGTCCGCAAGAAACTACTCGATTCCACGTTTTGCTGGTGGCACCACAGACTTCGGAGGCGCTGCTAATAGAATAAACCAATTGAATCCGCAAACCTTTGTTACCAGCATTTCTAGTGGTAGCAATAGTCGTGTTGAGGATTTGCTAGCAAGACTGATCGAATTAACAACTTATCAGATTAATCATACACAACGTACTGAAGGCAAAGTAATACTGGAAAATAACCGCGAAATTGGCAAATGGTTGTACCCAACAATTAATGAGCTGGATAAGCAAAACACAATCAGAGAAAGACATGGAAGGGGTGTTTATTAATTGGCGAACTTGATATTTGGAGGACATAAGATTGGTAGTTCCGTTCTGCAGTTTAGTGCTGCTAGGGGAATTACAGCAGAGATTGAAAACACTTCCAAGTCTGTTGGAATTAGCGATGGTGAGATGCTTATCAATAGTCGTCTTAAGTCTAGAATCATTCCAGTAACTTATGATTTTGTAGCGCTATCTCGTCGTGAATTTGAACGGCAGTTAGCGCCACTACTTTATAGCACGGATGTTCAGAAGCTAATCATTGATGATCGCCCTGATGAATTTTGGTATGCAAAAGTTGACGGCAAGATCGACATGGACCGAGCTTATTTTCTTGGCACTGGTACTATTAATTTTCTCGTCCCCGATGGCATCGCGCACTCGGTAGCCACGAAGACGTTTGACAACATGCCATACAAGGACGTGCCAGTGAACTTGTTGACAGGAACAAGTGATCAGGAGACAAGTACAACAATTCCCGCCTATTGGTTTTACGACCCGAGTAAACACCCAAATATTTCAGTAACTTCTGGTCAAAAGTTTTCATATCAAATTTTTGTAACAAATGATAATACCGTTGACTTGTATGCCGGTGTTGATGCTTTATCAGGACCAACATTTAAATACACGTACTTTGGCAACGTCATTAAGGCTGGCACTTCTGGCTATTCATCTGTTACGTTCACGATTCCTTCGGGAGTTGATAACATTGCTGTCAATATTGCAAGACTTGTGAAACAAGTTCCCACTACAACAACAGTTCACTGGAAGAAAGAAAAGCTTAATGTTGGCACCACTGCTTCTCCATGGTCGCCTAACCCATCTGATCCTGAATACTATTCCAACACCATCACGGTACACAATGGCGGCACTTATCCTGTCGAGCCAGTTATTACGGCAACTATGCACGCTGATAACGGCATGGTTGGGATTGTTAATGATCGCCCGGGTATTCTTCAATTCGGCACGCAAGAAATAGATGGTTTCACCACTGAAGAAAGCGAAGTAGCACTTAACTTAGCCGCTGTTCAAGGCTCACATATGGATAATCAAGCCGCCACAAACAATCCCTATTGGGGTGGTGATCATAGTATGCCTAACGAACAGATCGGTAATGCGATTTGGACTCATGACGATTACGATGGCTGGAAGGTTGAGCCTAATTGGTCCAGTATTACTGGCGCCCACAAGTATTGGAACGGTCCTTCAATCAAACACAACCTTGCTCAGACACATAACGGTAACTTTAAGAGCAATCTGACTTGGGATGTCATGACGCGTTTTCAAACTGGTGTAGGACAGGTAGGTGCACTCGAAACCACGTTAGAAAGTGACGGTAAGCCAATCTTTCAGATGATACTGAAGGATAATAGCGCATTGTCCAATCAACTTTGGTGGATGTGCTACTACAAAGGCCAGCTAGTCGTCAATGAGCAGCTTGATCGTAGCATTTTCACTAACGAAAAGTTCATTCAGCTGGAATTGCAGAAATTTGGTAATTCGGTTTTTTTTCGAGTGTCACCATGGGTTGGCAATCAAGGACGAGAGACGACTATTACCCGCCAGTTTACCTTTGCGGACGCTGCCGATGTTGAGACCAAGCAATTCTCAACGTGGTTCATGCGTGACAAGACGTGGGGCGAATCAACCATGTATCTGATTGCGTCCACCGTCAAATGGCAAAATGTTAGCTGGTATACGAATATCAAGAATCGATTTAGCAATGGTGATGTTCTAAAGATTGATGTGGCGAACGCTAAGACGTACTTGAATGGTTCTCTTGACCCGACTATGCACACGATCGGCAACCAGTGGGAACAATTCAAGTTACCACCA